ATGTCGAGCGTGCCGCCCTCTCCCCGCCAGAAGTGCGAGGCGGAGTCCACGATGATCACGTCGTAGCCGCCCTCCCCTTGCCACAGGCTGCCCGGGACACGCTTGGCGCCGAGCTCCTGGATGGTGAGGGCGAGGTCACGAGGGTCAAACGGAGGGGCCCACCTGATGGTGTCGAAGCGGAAGCGGTCGGCGTACAGCTCGGCGGCCCCGGTGTCCTGGTCGGACGGCTCGGTGTCGATGATGACGGTGGGCCCGGATGGGGCGAGCACCTCGGCGACGGAGAGGGCCGTCCACGTCTTGCCCGCACCGGAGGCGCCGGAGATGGCGAGGCGGGCCTTGGTGGCGGTGCGTTGCCCGGGGTGGCCCTGGGAGAGGCGGGAGCGGGCGGTGCCTGTGGTGGTGTCATGGGTCATGGTGTCTCCTCAGTTGGGGTTGGGGGCTGGTAGCAGAGCCAGACGTCCTTGTGGTCGAGGCGCCACTTGTGGGCCTCGTCCGTCTCGGCGCCGAAGCTCCCGGTCAGGGCGCTCGGGGGGTTCTGTTGGGGGGCCCGGTAGGCCACGGTCAGGCGGCGCTTCATGAACTGCTTGCCTCGGGCGTAGGCGGCGTTGTTCCCCAGAGCGGGAACGACCTCCAGCCGGAACCACTGGCCGGGGGTCGCCCGCACCTCCCGGGCGATGGCGTCGTAGTCCACCCGCTGCTGGGTGGTGGCCGGGGGCAGGGGCCCGGGGATGAGGCTCATGCGGGCTTGACCTTGGGCTTGATCCTCTCGGGCGTCACGTCGAGCCCAGGCACCCGGTCGCCCCGGAACGTCGCCACGAGCTCTGAGTCCACCACGAGCACCTGAGTGACCTCGCTGCCAGTGGCGCACTCGGGGCAGACGCCCGGCGTGCGGTCGTCCCAGCCGGGGGCCCGGTAGATGCAGCCACAGCTCCGGTACACGTCCACGGCGAGCGGCCGGTCCTCGATCTGGCAGGCGGCCTGGATGCCCGACAGGGAGAGCTCCTGCTTGGTGAAGGCGTCCCGGGCCTCCAGGTCGTCCACGGCGTCCCGGGCGGCCAGCCACTCCCACACGGCGGCCTCGTCGCCCACGTAGATGCGGCGAGGCTGCTTGGTGGTCGTCACCTTCCCAGACGGGAGGGCCAGGGTCGCACGGTCGGTCCGCTGGCGCCAGGCGAGAGCGAAGCGCTCCAGGTGGCCGGTGAAGAACTCGGCCTTGCGGACGATGCGACGGAGCTCGGCGGCCTCCCAGACGTCGATGGGTTCACGCCACAGGGCGGCCTGGTCGCTGATGGCGGCGGCCTCGGCCTGGTAGGCGGCCAACAGGCGCATGGCCCACTCGGCCTCGTCCTGGGTGGTCGGCTCCCACCGCTCAATCTCGGGGGGCAGCGGCTCCAAGTCCTGGTCGTCTGCGACGTCGGGCGGGATCAGGTCAGGGTCGAACGGGGCGGCGGGCATCAGCTCCGCCGGGATGAGGTCGGGCATGGGGCCTCCTGTTGGGGTGGAGGCCGCCAGTCTAACCCGGGTTAGCGGGCGAGGCTACTGGGGCAGAACGGACTGCGACCGGCCACCCAGCGCCAGCCCCGAGCTCCGAGAGGTGCGAACCCAACTGGAGCCCTTCTGGTGCAGGTGGCCGGTCGCCCAGCCCCAACGCCCGAGAGCCTACCCCCCAGCAGGCGGGGGCGTTGGATAGGTCGCAGAGCGCTTCCCGAAGACGTTCATGAGGGCGGCCACGACGCCCGAGGCGGCTGCCACGAGAGCGGCGACGGCGGCCTTGCCGAGCGGCGAGACGGACGGGAACGTCCCCTCGGAGCTTCCGGCCCAGGCGCCCACATCGGCCAGCCAGCCGACGAGGGACAGGCCGAACATGCCCACGAACGTCTGCACGGCAGTCCGGGAGGCCGCACGCAGCCAGTCGGGCCAGTTGTCAGTGATGGCCCCGGCGTCCCCAGCGAGGCGCCCCGAGGCCTGGAGTCGTGCAATGAGTCGCATGGCGGGCAGCCTACGGCTCGGTCGGCTCGGGGTAGAGGATGCGCTGCACCATCGCCCCCACCGTCCCCTTGCGGAAGCCGGGGTCGGGGTCGTCCCGGTCCATCAGGTTCGTCCACACCTCCTCCAGCTTGGTGCGGGCGTCGGCGTTCCACCGCTGGTCCATCCGCACGCTGGCGTCGGCCCCGGCGAGCAGCCGGGCCTTCTCCTCAGGCGTCCACACTTCATCCTCCTTGAAGGTCCGGATCATCTCCAGGTAAACGTCCCACGGGAAGCCGAAGCCCGGGTCGGTGTGGCCGCCCCCGACCTTCAGCGCACGGGTGATGTCGCCATGCCCACACAGCCCGTGCATGCCCGACCTGATCTCGGCGTCCGTCAGGCGGAACGGCGGGATCACGTACAGGTCCGACCAGCGGGCGAACGCCCGGGCGCCCTGCTCCATCGTCCGACGGGAGCTGCGGTCCAGCCACTCCGCTCGGCTTTGGCGTGCGTACCCGGCGTGCTCGATCTGCAGGGCCCAGTCGTTGACGGAGCGCCCCCGGTACGGGTAGCCCTTCGCCCCGGCTGACTTCTCGGTGTCCCGCACGCACCGCACGGTGCTGTCCTCGTCGCAGCACAGGTGCGTCGAGCCCTGGGCGGCGGAGCTCTGGAAGTACCGGGCGCAGTTCTCGGCGGTCAGCGGGCCCTCAGGGGCCTCCATGTCGTGCACCACGCCCAACGATGGCGGCCAGCAGGCGGCCGGGCGGGGCCACGCCAGCCGGGCGGGCACGTACGGGTAGTTAGTCAAAGTCCAGCTCCAGCCCCACCCTGTCGGCGACCTCTTTCAGCACCTTGGTGTTGCGGGCCACCCGGTACTCGGTCCGCACGATGGCGTCCTTCATCGTCTCCCCGTTGTGCTCGGAGAGCTCCTCCTTGCACCAGGCGATGTCCTTGGCGGCCTTCTCGAACGTCGGGGCGAGACGCTTCCCGGACGAGCGCATCTCGGCCCTGACGACCTGCCGGATGCTGTCCTGGAAGTCCTCCTTGGCGGACCGGAGGAGCCAGGCGCCCCCGAACTTCACCACGGCGACGGACACGAGCGTGCCCACGGCGAGGAGGACGCCCGTCACGATCGGGTCCCAGTTGACCGCCAGGACGAACACGAGCATGCCCGCCACGACCTTGCTCACCTTGACCACTGTACGTGGCGGAGGGCGCTCCTCTCGGCCAACGCCAGGAACTCGGTCAGCGGCCTCCGGTCGGGCGTTCCGGCCCAGTCGGACGGCGACGGCCATGGCGAGACGGCTGCGACCGCTCTCCTCGCCTCGTCCACGGTGTGGGTGACTCTCGGCCACCCGTCGGGGCCGCCCACGTCGAGCAGGCAATGTGGCACTCCGGTCCATCGGCACTCCACTGATGATGCCCATCCGGCCGTCGCCACAACCAGGTCGGCGCCAACCATCCTTTCGGCTGCCCCCCACCCGGACAGGGAGACCAGCCTGGCCCCCTCCGGGACGGAGTCTGCCACCCGGTTCTCGATGATGTTGCGATACCGCCGGTTGCTCAGCGTGGCGACCACCGGCGTCTCGGGCCCGACGCCCCACAGCTCCCGGACGGCGCCCCGGGTCAGCGGGAGCCCGTCAGCCCACGGGTGGATCGGCCCGGCGTCGAGGTCCCAGTCGGGCGCCCCCGAGCTCGCCCACCCCAGCCTGACGCAAGGTCGACCGTCAGCCACAGCGACCTCCCACCACGACGGGTCGGCCACCAGCAGATCAGCGGGGAGCTCTGCGAGCTGCCGGGCCGCCGGCACGCCGCAGCAGTCGAACGAGACGTGGCCGATGCCTTCTCGGTCGCACGGCTCCCAATCTCGAGGAGCCCGGTAGCCGACCACGAAGCCGGGCGTGTGGCGCAGGACGGCGATGGCCCGAGTGAGGGGCCCCCAGCTGCCCGAGTCGGCGAGCCAGGCGATCACCCGGTGCCCGACGAGACGGGGTTGCAGCCGTCGCTGCCGCCCCGGCCTCGCATGAGCACGTCCAGCTCGCCCTCCCCCACCACGACGGCCTGGGACGAGAGGTTGATGATGTAGAGGCCCACGGTCAGGTCGGCTCCGGCTTGGAAGTCGAACACGAGGCGTGGGTACAGGGACATCTGGTCGCCAGCGGTCGAGCCCTGCACCCGGTGGAAGCGGATCGGGTGGTAGCGGGTGCCCGAGATGCTGATCTGGGAGCGGAGGTAGAAGTCTCCGCCCACGGACAGCTCCCCGGTGAAGCCTCCGGTCACCACGATGCGCCCGGCGGCGGGCCGGGGCACCGTGACCGTCAGGAGAGTCTGGTTCTCCCCGACGCTGAACTCCTCCGTGCCCGTTTGGAAGGCGCAGAAGGTGTCGCAACAGTCGAGCGTCGGGCCGGGCGGGTCGTCGTTGAGGGCGGGCAGGCGGCGCTCCAGCTCCTTCAAGCGGGCGTCGTAGTTCGCCAGCATGTTCTCCATGTCGTCCGGGTAGCGGAGCATCAGGAGGCGTCCAGCTCGGACACCATCACGCAGTCCACCGTGGCCGTGTGGGGCTCGCAGGCCAGGACCGTCTTGATGATCTTCATGCCCTCGAAGATGTCCACCTCGCCATCCTGCAGGTCCACGTCGAGGAGGCGGCCGGGCAGGAGAGCCCCGTCGCCGATGACCTCCTCGGCCGGGTCGAACACGGCGGTCCGCTGGATGGTGAGACGCAGCACGTGGGCCCGGCGCATCTGGCGGCCCCGACCGTCGGCCTGCGTCTTGACGTCCTGGAAGCCCTCGATCTTGGCGGGGAACACTGACTCCCAGCCGAGGTCGGGACTCAGCTGATCCACCCAGACGCCCTCGTCCAGCTCGAACCCGTCGCCTCGGCCCATCACGATCACCCGGTCAGCGTGCTCGTCCGTCGCCCACAGCCACTCGTAGTCGCTGATGTTCCCGCCAGAGCTCCCGTCAGCCCACGTCGCCTGCAGACGGCCCCCGGGGGGCTCGTAGCCGAGCGGGGAGTACACGGCGATCTCCCTGGTGTTGAGGGCGGGCTGCTCGGGCAGCCAGTCCACGCCCCCGTCCAGCGTCTCCATCTCCCGCATGGCGGCCAAGATGTTCTGGCGGCCGGAGTACTTGTAGGCCCGGGTCAGCTGGGCGCCACCCCCGTCCTGCACGTTCATGCCGATGAACAGGTCCGTCTTGCCGATGCCGGTGTCCTGGGCGTGGGCCACCAGCAGGGTGATGATCGTGCCCGGGTCGCCCGAGGCGTACAGGCGCTCCTCCTGCCGCACCAGCACCTTGTCGAACAGGGCCCCCGACTCTGGGGCCCGGAGCTGTACCCGGAGGTTGACCGTGCCGAGGCCGCCCGGGACGTACACCTTCATGCGGACCAGCTGCCAGGCGCCCTTGATGCGCCAGTCCGGGGCGGCCAGCTGCTCCCACAGGAGGTTGCTGGAGCCGTCGAGGAGCTCGATGCGGAGAGCGGCGCCGTCGGGCGGGACCATGTAGTCCGCCACGGTGCTGTTGACGTTGACCCAGACGGTGATCCACAGGAAAGTGTCGAACGGCTGGCCTCCCACGGGGATCAGCGTCACGTTCTGCAGGCCAGTGTTGTTCTGAACGGCGGAGATGCTGACCTCGGCCACCCCCGAAGCTCCGTCTGGGCCGGGCCCGGCGTCCCACGTGCCCGTGGCGCCCCCGAACGTCGCCCACCCGGCCAGGTCCGTCACGAAGTCCGGGTTGATCGTGACGAGGTTGGGGTGGGCGTTGAGACGGCCCACGTACCGGCGCTTCAAGGCGTAGCCGAAGCCGAACCCGGAGAGGGTGAGGGTGGTCGGGGCGGGCTTCTGCCGGGGCGAGGGCAGGATCGTCTTTACGAAGTCCACGCCGTAGAACACAGCGAGCTCTCGCCCGTCCAGGAACTCGCCCCCAGCGAAGAACAGGGCGGCGGTCGGGTCGAGGGCGGCCATGTACGCCTCGTTCTGGCCGATGCCGTTCAGCTCCCAGCCGAGCGACACGGGGTAAGCCCTGATGGCGCCGTGGCTCGTGCCGTCCGGCTCCACCACGGTGCACGACCAGGCCTCGGGCGCCGGAAGCGGCGTAGGCGGCGGCACGTCAGTACTGCGTCGGGTCGGGGCAGCGGAAGTCGAGCATCACCCGCAGAGCTCGGAGGCCCTTCAACATGGGGCTGGTGTCGAGCACAGCTCCGTCGGGGCGGCCCAAGAACGTCAGCGTGCTCGAGCCGAAGAAGTCGATGGTCAACGTCAGGTCGGCCATGGATGGCGCCCAGGCGACCCGGAGGACTTCCCACAGCGCCCAGACGTCGGCGCCGTCCGTCTCCACGTCACCCAGCCCGGGGCCGATGGTCAGGTCAAAGCCGAGGTGGCGGACGTCCCGGTAGTCACGCTGGCCGATGGCGCCGTCATCGTTGCCCTGGTTCACGTCGTTGTTCCGCACGGGAGGCTCGCCGAGCCCGACGATGCCCTGCTGCCCCCAGCAGTACACGGTCCCGTCGCCGAACGAGATGGTCCGGGAGGCGATGGCGGCCGTCACTCCGTCGGCGCTCAACCGACAGCCCCCTGCACCCGGAAGGCGATCTGGCGGCCCACGAGGTCGGCCTGCTCGCCCGGGGACGCCCCCGGCGGCACCGGCACGACGATGTCCCCGGTGAACGTGACCTCAGTCGCCCCCGGAGAGGCCCCGAGGTTTGCCGGAGAGGCGCCGAAGCTCGCTCCCAGGGAGAGCGCCTGGGCGGCGCTCGTAGCGGCGCTCGGGAGTGCGTTCGTGAACTCGGTCAGGTCCGGGGCCGACAGTCCCTCGTTCAGGCCGATGTTGAAGCCCTCAGCCACGTCTCCGCCGATGCGCATCATCACCCGGCTCGGACTGCCCAGCTGGAACCCGGCGCCGAACACTCCCAGCGTGGCGTCGATGACCGCCTGGGCGGCGACCTTGATGGCGGCGATGCTGTTCGCCAGCCCCTCGGCCGTGCCCTCCCCCACCCCTTCGCCGATGGCGATGGAGCGCAGCTTGGCCTCTGCGGCGATGGCGTCCAGCTCGGCGAAGAACGCCTCGTCCCCCTGCTCCAGAGCGGCAGCGAGGCGAGGCCCGATCGTCTCGGCGACCTCCGGGCCGAACAGGCCCTCAGCGGTCTGGTTGGCCTCCTCCACGAGACGGAGCGTCCCGTCGGTGATGCGGGTGGCGAACGCCCGTTGGCGGGCCTCAGCGGTGTCCTCCTGCAGGGAGATGAAGTCGAACCTCGTCTCCATGTCGGCCAGGGCGACGTCTGAGGCGGCGGCGGCCTCGGCGGCGAGCCCGGCGCTCCCCACCCCCTGCTCGGCGAACGTCTGGGCGAGGTCGGTGGCGCCCCGGGCGATCAGCTTCTGCAGGTTGACCGTGAACGAGGCGGCGTCGGTGACCTGCTTGGCGTAGTTGGTCAGGAAGGCATCGACCGTGTCCTTGGCCTCGTCGCCGAACGTGGTGGCGAAGGCGTCCTGCACGCCCCCCAGCCCCTCCACGAAGGCGTCCCCGAGCTCCCGGGCCTTGTCGGCGAGCTTGCCCAGGTTCTCGTGCAGGTCCTCGACCGGGATGTTGGTCAGCGCCGACACCTCGGCGAACTGCTGCTCGGTGTCCGTCCCCCGGAGGAACGCAAGGGTCAGCTCGTCCAGCGCTGTGCGGGCCGCCACGATCGGATCGACCTGGATGCCGAGGTCCGTCTGTTGGGCCTTGAAGGCGGCGATGGCGTCGGCCCCCTGGAAGCCGAGCGCCAGCGCCTCGTCCTTGGTGATGCCGAGCTGCACGGCGAGGTCGTCGGCGCCGATGGACGTCTCGTTCATGGCCGCCAGGATCGAGTCGAGCCCAGTGACGGCCTCGGTCAGCTGCTTCCGCTTGAACGGGTCGATGGCCCGGTTGGCGTCCTCGGCGAGCTCGTTCCGGGCGTCGGCCACCGCAGTGAACTTGGCGGCCAGCGTGTCGAAGTTCCCACTGGAGATGGCGGCATTCACGTCGTCAACGATGCCCCCCAGGAAGTCCTCGGTGTCGCCCTGGTCCGACTGGATGCGGTTCTGGATGACCTCCACGCCGACAGCGATGGCGGCGAGGCCCCCGGCGGCCCGAGCGAACTTGGCGCCCGACCCGGCCCCGAAGACATCATCGAGCTTGTTGCCGAGCTTCCCGGCGGCCGTCTGGATCGTGCCGAAGTTCTGGAGGATCTTCCCGCCGATGATCATGACCGGCCCCAGGGCGGCGGCCAGCGCCAGAGCTCCCACGGCGGCCGTCTGCAGCGGCGCTGGCAGGGCGGAGAACAGGGCGGCGCCCTTGGCGAACAGGCTCAGCACCTCGGCGAGCACGGGCAAGGCGACGTTGCCGATGTCAGCGAGGGCCGTCTGGGCGGTGGCGGAGGCCTTGGCGAGCTCGGCGGCCTTGGTCGCATCGAACGCCCCGAAGGCGGAGTCCAGGGTGCCGGCGCTGTTGCTCAGGTTGTTGAACACGGCATCGACGGCGGCGCCCTCCTCCCGGGTGAGGGACAGCACCCCGACGAACCCCTCGGCGTCCTCGAACACTTCGCCCAGCGAGCCGCCCGTCTCCTCCAGGCCCTTGCGGACGTCCCGGAGGGTGCCGAGCAGCCCCTGGTCGGCCAGGCTCTCCCGGAGGCTCTCGCTCGAGAACCCGGCGGCCAACAGGGCCTCGGCTCCCTGCTGGGTCGGCTTGACGAGCTTCTGGAGGATGCCCGCAACGGCGGTGGCCGACTGGGAGGCGTCCCCCGACTCACGGGTCAGGAACGCCAGGGCGGCGCCCACGTCATCGAACCCCACTCCGAGCTCGGCGGCGAGAGGGAGGAGACGGCCGAACTGGGGGGCCAGCTGGGACGCCTCGGCCTTGCCTTCCTTCACGGTGTTGACGAGGATGTCCGTCGCCTGGGCGGCGTTCAGCACCTCGGGCCCGTAGGCGGCGACAGCTCCGGTGATGGCGTTCGCTACGTCCCTGGTGTCGCCCAGCCCGGCGGCGGCGGCCCGGGCTGAGGCGTCGAGGACGTCGAAGGCTTGCTGGCCGGTGAACCCGGCGGAGAAGATGGCCAGCAGCGCCTCGGACAGGTCGGTCAGGCTCTTGCCCGTCTCCCCGGCCAGGCTCCGGATGACGACGTTGGCCTGCTCGACCTGCTCGGCGGTGCCCCCGGCGAGGCCGATGGTCTGGGCGAGGGTCGTCTCCACGTCTGTGGCGATGCCGATGGCCTGCTTGCCGAGGAGGATCAGCGGGAGGGTCAGCCCGACGCTCAGTTTCTGCCCGGCGGACACGAAGGTGTCCCCGGCCCGGCCGATGCGGACCAGGCGGTCCTCGGCGATCTCCGCCTCACGCTGGATGCGCTTGATGTCCGCCAGGAGCGGGTCGGCGTCGGCGTCAATCGGCACGTTGATGTCCAGGCCCTCGCCCTGGGCCTCCAGGCTGCGGATGGCGGAGCTCGCCTGGGCGGTGTTGGCGTCCACCCGGACGTCCACGTCGAGTGTGTCGGGGACAGCCCCGAGCTCCTGCTCGATCTCCCGGCGGAGGTCGGCGCCGACCGTCTCCAGGGCGTTGCTCAGCTGCTGGGACATCTTCTGCCCGGCCTTGCTGAGGTTGATCTGGGAGAGCTCCTGGACGAACTTGTCGTCGTCGGGGCGGATGACGACGAAGGCCTCGCCAACCACGGTCATGCCGGGCTCTCCTGGGGCGTCTCGGGCACCACCGTCCCGACGGGCCGGGGGCGCTGGGCTGACGGGTCACGCAGGGGGGCTGGGCCCCCGGTCAGCGCCATCATTGCACGGTGGGCGGCCTCGGACACCGGACCCTGCCCCCACGTGTCCCGCTCGATCCAGAACGGCTGGTCCACGAGCTCTGCCACCCGGTTGTGAGGAAGGTGGGCCGTCTCGACCATCAGCATGTGGATCAGGTCGCACAGCGAGTCGAGGGTCAGCGCTTCTCGGTCCACCCCGAGGGTGGTCAGCTTGGCGTTGCAGTAGCTGCTGTTCGTGACCGCCCAAGCCGTCAGGTGGAGGGCGGTTCGGTAGGGCGGCCCGTGTACTCCTCCGCCAGCCACAGGAGGATCGGCCCGAGGTCGTCCTGCATGTTGAGGGCCCGGTCGGAGTCGTTCACGAGCGCCTGCCAGCGGCCACGCTGAGACTTGGCCATCTGGGTCGGGTCGAACGGGGGCGTCTCCCCGTTGACGGCGACCGGCTCCACGTCCATCAGCGCCCGGCGCACGAACCCAATCACAGCCCCGGCGTTCCAGATGCGCTCGCCCTCCGGCGTCACCCGCATCGCCAGGGCAAGGTCGGCCATCGCCTGGGGTGCGATGCGAGGCCAGCACTTGAACGTCTCGGACCAGGGCTCCCCGGTGCTAACCCGGATACCGGACACGGTGAAAGACAGAGGCTCGGGCTCAGCGGAGATGACGGCGAAGTCACGATGACGGGTCACGGCGCCGGAGCCTAGATCAGAAGCGGGCCCGCAAGTCGGGGAGGCTGTCGGCCAGGTAGCGGTTGGGTTGGGTGCCCGGGTGGTTCACGGACCTGATGCGGATGACCTTCCCGGCGGCGGGCCAGTAGAACACGAGGAACGGCTTGCGGCGGGCGGTGATCCTGTGGGGGATGGTCCCCTCGTGGTGGAGGAGGGCGATGGGGTCCTCAGAGCCCACCAGCACCTTGACGCCCTCGGGCCCGCCGACGACGAGGCGCTTCACGATGCTGTCCCGGAGGGTGCCCGGTCGGCGGCCTCCCGAGCGGGGAAGCGGGTCGCCCGGCGCACGCTTGTAGACGCCCACCCGGCGTCGGGCCCCGGCCTTCACGATGTCCCCCGCCACGAGGAGCGCCTTCGCCACCGGGCCGGAGGCGCCGTGGAGCACCTGGTTCAGCGCCCGGTTGTCGATGACGACGTGCCCGGCGAAGCTCCCCTTGAGCGCCATCAGGCGACCGGGATCACCAGAGCCACGTTGATGCGGAGCGTGGACCCGGCGAGCCCCCCGTCGGGGCCCTCGGGCGCCCACCCGTTCGGCGACCACTGGTGCACGCCGAACGGGCGGCCAGCGCTCTGATCCTTCGCCAGGAGGGCGTTCATCACGTGCGCCTGGTCCTGGTAGGTCAGCTGGGCCGTGTTCGTCACGGAAGCGGCCGACGGGAGCTCCGCCTCCCCTCCTCGCAGGTCGAGCTCGGCGGCGCTGAGGTCGCAGCGGACGATGGTGACGCCCAGCGTGGCTACCCGCATCGAGCGAGGCGCCGACGGCGACAGCGGGCCTGACGTCGGGAGGCTCACGTCGCCCTCGTAGCCGATGGTCCCCTCGGCCCACACGGCGACAAGCTCGCAGTCCCAGGCGGGCGCCCCGTGGCTGATCACCCGGCGGGCCGGGAGCAGCCACCCCTCGGTGTTGGCGATCTCCCACGCCTCCAAGGCGTCCATGACCGCCTGGCACCAGGCGAACAGGCGGTCACCCGGTTGCATCAGCCCACTCCTTCCGCACCTGCACGATCATCGCCCGGAGAGCCGTGTCCGACGAGCGCATGATGCGGGCCCGGTCCTCGTCGCCCCAGTCGTCGGTGTCCTGATACCAGTGCTCGAGGAGCGCCAGCGACTCCTCCCCGGTGGCGCCCAGCTGCCGGAGGCGGCGCTGCAGCTGGTCCATCTTGCTCTCCGTCTCGGGGACGGACATCCGGGGGGCCTGGTCGGGGCGGCTGGCGTACGGGTTCACAGGACCTCCAGGATGGCGGCTGCGGCACGCTCGGCGGCGTGCCCGTCCGTCGCACAGTAGATGCTCCGCACCATGCGCCGTCGGCTCTCCTCCCCCTCCCCGTACAGGGCCCGCACCAGAGCTCCCCGGAGCTCTCCCGGCCCGTCCGCTTGGGGCTGACCGGCGGGCCACTCCCAGAAGCGGCCCCCGTGGTGCACGTCCCGGCGGTACTTGGGGCTGTTCATCCAAACGACGGGCTTGCCGAGGGAGGCGAACTCGGGGAGGGCGCTGGTGTTATCGCCGATCAGCGCCTCGCACCCGGCGATCATGTGCCACCTCTCGGCTGGGGTGATGCCGAACGCCCCCCACCAGCGGGACAGCATGCCCCACGCCCGAGGGTGGCCGTGGCCGATCAACTCGTAGCCGAGGGCGGCGCAGTCGTCCCGGAGCTGTTCCAGCCCGGCCTTGAAGTGCGGGAACGCCCACCTCGTCTCGGGCAGCAGCGGGTTGTCCCAGTGGAACGTGACGGCGACCGTCATCGGCCGGGCGGCCCGGTTGCGGTGCCAGAAGTCGAGACGGGGGCAGCCCACGGCGACAGCCCGGGCGGCCGGGTAGCGGGCTCGCCATCTGCCGGCGACCGTCTCGTTGGGCGTGAGGAACAGGACGGCGTCGTCCCACCCGTGGGAGCCGGAGTACGACCGGGACCGGATGCCCTCGTAGGTCTGCCCGGCGCCGTGCTCCACGAGCACGAAGCGGCGGCCGGGGAGCTGTTGGGTGTCCCCGGCGGAGGCCACCATCACGAGGTTGCCCGGAGTGGCGGCCCCCACTGCCCGGAGACGGCCGTTGGGGAGGTTGCTGCCCGGTTGGTCAGCCATGTACGGCCCGGCCTTCCAGAACGTCCCTCGGGCCCCCTCCGGGAGCGCCTCCCAGACGGGCAGCAGGTGCTCTGCGTAGTGCGGCAGGCTGGCGAAGGCGTCGATCACCCGGCGGCCAGAGCGAGCTCGGCGAGCCAGAGCTCGTGCAGCGCCTCCCACGAGTGGGCCTGGGCCCAGGCGAACGACTGCCATGCGAGGTCCCCGAGCTCGTCGGCGGTGATGGCGTCGAGACGGGCGGCGAGCTTCATGGGGTCGGGCCGGTACGTGGCCAGCGGCCCACAGGGGGCGCCCACAGCTCCGGTCAGCGTGGCCGGTAGGAGCTCGGCCGGGTACCAGTCGTTCGGCGAGCAGTCCGTCATCATCAGCGGCAGCCCGGCGGCGGCGGCCTCCTGGGCGGGCAGGCACAGCCCTCCGTACTGGCGGGGAATGACGCACAGGTGGTGGCCGTAGTAGCCGTCCCAGTAGTGCGGCCGGTCGCCCTTCACCACGTCGAGGGTGATGTGCCGGGTGACCTGCCGGTAGGCGGGCACCTGCCCGTCCTGGCTCAGGACCGTCACGGTCATCGGGCGCTTCGCTCGGCGCAGCGTCATCAGCAGGAGACGGGTGCCGTTCCGGTCGGCCATGGCGAGCTTCCCGGCCGGGTGGAGCACCCGGAGCTCTCCGCCCGTGTACGGCTCGTAGGCGTCGGGGAAGCGGTCCAGCGCCACCGGCACCGGCACCAGCCGGGTGCTGTTCGGCAGCTGGTCGAGACGCCACGGCGTCGGCGCCCACCACGCCGTCGGTGGCGGCAAGTCCTTCTGCCGGTGGTGCTTGAAGAACTCGGGCATCACGTGGCAGACGGTCCCCACGCCGAGCTCTCGGGCCCACTCGACCATCCGCCAGTCGTAGAACGTCTCGGCGCTGTACGCCACGTCGAGGCCGTCCAGCCAGTTGACCACGTGGCGCTTGTCGAGCTGGTGGCCGTCGAACGGCAGCGTGATCACCCAGCGGGCCAGCCCCTCGTACCGCTCCGGGTGCCAGCCCCCGAACGCCTGGGAGCCCCCCATGCGAACGATGAGGATGCGGTCTACGTCGAGGTGGCGGGCGGCCTCCCACGTCACGTTCCCGAGGCCTCGGTTGTCCGCCCGGACGACGAGCCCGACCTTCACTCGGGCCGGGCCCCGAACACGGCGAA